GGACCCTGTCCGCCCGACACCAGATAACCTGCGCGGATGTCCGCCTCGTTGTCTCGATGAAGTAGCCTTCCTGTACAATTCGGTGTGGCGCAATTTAAGCGTTTCTATGAGTGCGCGGTGTGCGGGGATCGGCACAATGAAAAGAGTGTCGCCGACCTGCGCTTTTTTCCGCGCACTCTGGTCTGCGCAGAATGCTACCTCGCCATGCGCGAGTCTGTGAATATTTGCTTTGGAGGCGCATACAACCCTCAGGTAACGGCCTGCAGGATCCTTTGCGACGATCGGAGATTATGTCGGCTCTTCCTACCCCCAAGCCTGAAAAAACGCTTGGCATAGCGGAATGGGACGGTCCGCAACCAGGCGACCCTCATCCCATCATCTATTTTTCTGGCATCCCGAAGTCGGCTCAGGCTACGGAGGAGGACTTCCTGCGCGTCGGTGTGCGCCATCGTTGCTTGTCCTACGCATATTGTGGGACCGACACGGGTTTGTTCAGTCAGGAAAATCGCAAGGCGCTCGACTTCTGCATGACGCACGGTGTTCGGGTGTTCCTCGACAGCGGCGCGCATACGTTCCATAACGTGTTTTTCAAGGGCAAAAAGCTCCCGAACCTGCCCTCCGGAGTCGATAAACTGACCGCCATTAAAATGCTGGTGGCCGGGTACGTGGAGCGGTACGCCAAATTCGTGTGCGATTACCAGGCCAAGTACGGACGGTTCGCGTTTTACGTGAACTTCGATTACGAAAAGGGCTGCGCGGCGATTTTCCGAGTCTTGCGCGACCTCTACCGCTTGGGCATCCGCCCGATCCCTGTCTACCACGGGAATGAAACGCTGGAGTGGATGGAGCGGTACATTGACGACGGGCATAAACTGATCGGTATTTCATGGTCGCACGCTACGCAGGGCGGCAACTACCGTCGTCAGTATTACGACCGGGTTTTCAACCTCGCCGCCAAGCACAACGTTTACCTGCATGGGTTCGCGCAGACAGGCCGGGCGGCATTCGCGTACCCGTGGTACAGCGTCGATAGTTCCAGCTGGCTCAAAGTCGCTGCATTTGGCTCAATCGTGGACACGGTTCCGACTGCAAACGGTCGCCTCCGCCTGCGCGTCCTTCATGTCTCCGACGTAATGGCGAACGCTGGGAAGGCGAACGCCTTCGCTCTGAAGAACCTCCCCAAGCCTGTCCTTCGGGATCTGGAAGACCGGGTAGCGAAAAAGGGATTCGAACTGCGCCAGCTTTGCACCAGTTTGACGCAGCGAGGGCTATACAACGCCAAAACGTTCGTGGACATTTCGAATCAATACAAGGTACAAAATCGCGGATGGGGGAGGTTGCTGTGAAGATTCTTCTAGTCGGTCATACAGGTGGCATCGGGAGCCTGCTCCGAAAAAAGCTGACGGAGCAAGGGCATAACGTTGTTGGCGTCTCGCGGTCGAACGGATTCGACCTCCAGAATGATATGGCGTACGAAAAAATAGCCCAGCACCTGCATGGTTCACCTGTCGATATCGTTGTTTTCAATTCCGGCGTGCTAGCGTTTGGTAGCTGCGATCTTTTTACGTTCGATGACCTCTTTCGGGTGACCATCGTCAACGCCTGGGCGCCGCTTCTCGCTACTCGTACTTTGCTGAGGGACAGGTTGATTCGTGGGTCGATTTTCTGCATGTTGTCCCACGACATTTACGACCACCCAAAAAATCAGATCCTCTACAACTGCTCCAAAGCCTGGGTGGCGGAGTGGGTGCTGTCGGCTTCGCGGGAACTGTTGTCGAAAGGGATTCGCGTGAACGGGCTGGCTCTGGGGCTAGTGGACACGGGCATGTACCATACCTGCGTTGACCTAAACGCCTTCGATCCCAGTTTGCCCGTAGAGCCGATGCCGGCCGATAAAGCTGTGGATTTTGCTGTGGATTGCATTTTAAACCAAAAAGTGACAGGAGAGATATGGAAGTTGCCAAGTTTCCAATAAACGAAATCCTCGTCAATGTGGAAGGCGAAGGACCCAAGACAGGCGAGGTGCTGACCCTCGTCCGGTTCGGGCATTTGCCCGAGTTCAAGTACCTACATTGCGTGCCGCGCCTGTGCGATATCAAGCTCATGACGGCGCTGGAGATCGCAGAAGCCTGCTCCCAGGCGGGCAGGGACACGGTTCATATCATGGGCTCGGATCCGTCCTTCTGCATGATTGACGAGTTGCTGGAGACCCTAGACGCGATAGGCTATCGCATCTACCTCGATGTGACCGGGTTTCACCCCTTCGAACGCCTCGACCTGGTCAGCTTTTTGAGCGTCGGTCCCTACCCGCGCCTGCCCGTCTGCAAGGAGGTCATTCGCGCCGCCCACGAGCTGCGCCTGTTCTGGTCGATCAACGACACAGACATGTGGGAGGCGAATATCGAGCGCATTCTGGCGATGATTCCGAGGCACCAGACCACGCGGCCCATCGTCTCCATCCTTCCGCGCGAGGCGAATCAGGAAGAGATCACAGGGCTTCTGGAGTACTGCCGTAAAACCGGGTTTAACGCTTCGATCCCGCTGTACAAGGTGTTCCACACTATCGACCATGGCGTGGCTCGGCAAGCGGCTGCGGCGACCGCGTTCCAGGAGAAATAACGTGAGTACACTATTACGTCCTGAATTGGAACCGCTCCCAGAGCGGATGCAAGCGCTACCGATCGACAAGCGCGGCTACGTCGTTCCTTGGTTTGTCGAATGGATCAACGGCGAACCGGAGTTCCGCGCCATGAGCCGCCAGAAGTTTACGCGAGCGATCACCGAAAAACTTTGCTGGGTTTGCGGGAATCGGCTGGGTGCGAACCTGTGTTTTGTTATTGGTCCTATGTGCGGCGTCAATCGCATTTCGTCGGAGCCGCCATCCCACCTCGACTGCGCGCGATGGTCGGCGCGCAACTGCCCTTTCCTCACCCGCCCGCACATGGTCCGGCGCGAGGACGATCTGCTGAACAACCAAACGATTCAGGAAACGTCGGCTGGGGTTTGCCTGACGCGAAATCCGGGTGTAACGGCGCTGTGGGTGACGCGGGATTACAGGCTCATTCGAGACGGTAAAGGCTTCCTGTTCAACATCGGCGATCCGCACATGGTCGAATGGTACGCGGAGGGCAAGCCAGCTACGCGGGCGCAAATCGAGCAAAGCGTGGAGACAGGTTTGCCTTCGCTCATGGAAATGGCGGAGGCGGAAGGCCCTGACGCAGTGGCAGAGTTGCTTCGCGGCAAACAAAACCTGGAGGTATTATACCCACCATGCGAATAACCAAACCGATTCTCGTTCTGGACGTGGACGGCGTTTTAATCGACGCCTCCCAGACCTACCTTGCGGCGACGGAGGAACTGGTGGGTATGTTTTCAGACCTGGACTTCGACGCCGAAACCCAAATCAAGTTCCGCAATCGTCATTCCGGCGCCAATAATGACGACGTGCTGACAGCGCAGTTGTTCCTCGACGCCAACGGCTTCAAATGCAACTATTCGGACCTCGACCGAGAGTTCAATCGCATTCTTCCGCACATGATGGACAAGGAGGTCTGGCTCCCGCGTCCAGGACTGCTCGAAGAACTCGCCCAGCGCTTCCAGCTAGCGATCTGGACAGGGCGGCCGGTGCGCGACCTCATTCGCTCTTTCGAGCGCTTCGATTGCAGGTACTGGTTTAATCCAGTCGTCACCTGCGAAACGCCGATGCCCAAAAAGCCGCGTCCGCACGTCTTACAGGCGATGAACACCTACGCAGAAATCGCAGCCTACGTCGGCGACATGGCAGACGACCAGGCGGCGGCAGACATGGCAGGTGTTCCCTTCATTGGCGTGGGAAAAAACCTTCCCTCACTGGGTTCTGGACCGCGCTGGCGCATTGACACGATCAACGACCTGCCTTCATGTTTTTCTAAAACGGCGCAGATATGACCGCTGAGTGGATTGGGCGCCGCGAAACCGACCGTTCTCCAATCATCTATTACAGCGGCGTTTCGAACGTGGACGAGGACGCCTTTCATGCGCGGGTGCCCTTCACCCACCGCTGCGTATCATTCGCTTTTCTGGGTGCCCCCAAAGGACCGCGGCAGCAGTTCAAGACCCTTGACTTCTGCCAGCGGCACGGCGTGCGTATTTTCCTTGACAGCGGCGCCCACACCTTCCACAACCTGATTTACGGACGCAATTGGGCCAATCGCCAGACGAAACATACCAGCAAGGCGATAGTGGAAAAACGTCTGGACGAGTACCTGCACGCCTATGCGGCGCGCATCGCCGAAATCCGCAAAACAGGGCTCCTGGACTTTTATGCGACCGTCGATTACGAGCAAGATTGCCAGGTAATCTATAACGTCACCCAGCGTCTCTATAAACTTGGCGTGCAACCGATGCCTGTGTACCACGGTGACGATTCCATAAGTTGGCTGCGGCGCTACATCGACGAAGGTCATAGGCTGATTGGTGTTTCGTGGACGGAGGTGACGGAAGGGAAGGTTCGCCGTCGCCGGTACTACGACCACGTTTTCAACGTCGCCGCAAAGTATGGGGTGGCGTTGCATGGCTTTGCAATGACAGGCGGCGACATGTTTTCCTGGCCTTGGCATTCTGTCGATTCCGCGACCTGGCTGAAGGCAGCGGCGTACGGCAAGGTGATGGACGTGGTGCATCACGCCTACAGCCGACCGACGATTCGCGAGGTGGCTGTATCCGACCAAAAAGTGACGTGGGACGCGACGACCAGACGACAGTGGAGTTACCTATCGGAGCAGGTAAAAGCGGCAGGGATTCGTTTTCAGGATGTTCGCTCTAGCCGCGCGGCGCGAGCGTTGTACAACCTGCACGTTTTTGAATCTGTATCACGTCGATATACGACGAAAAAGGAGATGCGGTGGAAGACATTGCTGTAAGGAAGGAAGAACAGATGGAGGACCCCTCTTTGGTGCCAGGATCGCAGCCCCTCTGGTACCACGATCTAAAGCGAGGCGTACAGGCGTTGGTCAGTGATAAGGTGGTGCGCGATAACGTCCACTTCAGCCATCTGCGCGACACGCCCACGCGCGTGGCGAATTTTTACTCCGAGTTTCTGTGGGGCTATTACGCTACGCCCGCCGAAGCGCTTGCGACAACCAGCGGTGACGTGGGCTTCGAGGAAGGACGTTACGACCAGATGGTGATGGTGGTCGATATCGACTTCGTCAGCCTTTGCAGCCACCACCTGCTGCCGTTCATTGGGAAAGCGCACTTCGGTTACCTGCCTGACAAGCGCGTGGTTGGGCTCTCGAAAATGCCGCGCCTGATCGACGTTTTCAGCCATCGTCTGCAACTGCAGGAGCAATTGACGCAGCAGGTGGTGGTGGCGTTTCAGGAAGAGGTCGCTCCCAAAGGCTGCGGGCTGGTGATGGAGGCGGAGCACTTGTGCATGACGATCCGCGGCGTCCAGCGTCCAGGATCCGTGACCGTCACCAGCGCATTGTCGGGTTGCTTCAAGGATGACCCGAGCGTTAAGGAGGAGTTTCTGCAATCCATCGCCATGAGGAGAAAAAAGTGAACCTGCCTGCTGTGAAGTTGCGCGAGGCGCTTTCGATCATTTCCCTGGTACCGTCGCGTTCCGGGATTCGTCCGTCCGAGTACATTCGTTGCACCGCGTCCAAAGGTTACTTGACGATGGCGCTGTCGGCAGAAATGTTCGGCGAGGTGGCCGTAGCCGCCAACGGTTCTTCGAACGGCGAGGCGTGGGTGGCTTACGCAGACAGGCGCGCCATGTCAGCGTTTATCAACGCTTGTGACTGCGCCACCGACGCCGACGATATCATTACTGAGTTCACCTCAACGGATCCGAAAACGTCAGCTGGCGAGTTGAAAATCAGGTACAAGCGCCGCCGAGCCAATATCCAAGGGCTGGACGTGGTTTCGGGCTACGCCAAGGCGAACCTCAAGGAACTGACGACCGTTTCGCTGACCGACGACCACAAAGCCTTGATTCGGCTCGCCGCTAAATACGCTCCGCTCGATCCCACCGCCGCCAACCTGAACTGCGTTTATCTTTCCAAGGGTAAAGGGATTCAATCTTCGAATCAGGTGGTGATGTTCTCCGCTGCCGATTCCTCGATCCCGATGACCATGCCCTTCCCGCGAATGCTGCCAGAGATCCTGAGCAACCAAGCCGTGGACGGCATTCAGGTCGGCGAAAAAGGGACGCGGATTACCTTCCAGCCCAGCGGTTATTTATTCCAGCTGATAAACGACGAATGCCGCGTGGGCTTCCCCACCGACCAGATTTCAGACATGGTGAAGGAATGCGCCAAACTTCCGGTGACGCTGACCTTCAAGCCCAATGACCTTTTGATAATCCTGCAACGGCTTCAGACATACACGTCTGGCGGCGGATCGACAGACGTTTCCGTGAGGTGCAAAGGAAGCGCTGGGAAAAAGGTGGTCGTGCTCACGTCAGAAGCGCTACAGGGCGCCTTCCACGAGGCGCTGACCATCGACAAGGGGCTGACTGAGGACGTTGCAGTAGAATGGCCGCTAGCCACGCTGCTGCCCCTCACAGAGTTCCTCGCCTCCGAGCCCAGCATGTCGGTAGCGTTTACCGACGCCAGCCCTTACAGTTTTCGCGGTACGAAGGGTAAAAATAAACTCGATCTCATCATCGCGAGGAAATAAACCATGCCGCAATACGTTCCTAGGAACCAATACGACTTTAACATCCATGTCCGGATCGGAATACCTGTGATTGACGTGGAGGACCAAGAGGTTACCTTTGCCACTATCGAGGTGGACGGGCAACTGGTTTGGGCGGGTCCGCATAGCGAACAAGGCACGACGGAAGCGGTGGAACATATCATTGGCGAGATTTTGGTAAATGGTAACGTCAAACAGCCCGCATGAGCTACGTTGCGCCGTCGCTATTCGATTCGGGTAAGCTGGTCGTCCTCGAGAAGCCTGGAAAACCTGGGCGAGCGAGGAAACAGCAAACCGCAAAGCAAAAGGAGCGGCTGTCCTGGGGACCTCCCGGCTGTCGCTACTGCTCGCTCAACCGCGCCAAGGTGAACAAGGTCATTGGTCTGGAGCGAATCAAAGGGCGACGAATCATGCTCTGGGGACAGGCTCCCGGGCGCAAAGAAAACGACGAGGGCCTCGAGTTCGTCGGTCCGGCTGGCGAATGGCTGTGGGAGGAGCTTGGCCGTTTCAAGATCGAGCGGAAGGACTGCGATATCCAGAACGTCTGCCGCTGCCGACCCACGAAAATCAGCGACCACGGGAATCGAATCGACGCCGAACCGTCCGAAGAACAGCTATTCCACTGTTCCATCTTCAACGACCAAGCGATAGAGAAAAACGACGGCAAGGCGGTCGTTCATTTGGTGTTTGGCAAGGTTGCGGTCAAGGCGCTCCTGGGAAAAGAGTACAAGGGCGACAAGCCTGTCTATTGGTCCGAAAAACTGCAAGGGATGGTGGTGGTCTGCGATCATCCGTCGTACTTCGTTCGAAAGAACTACCCAGAATGGCGCCTGTACGAATTCCGCGACCGCATCCGCGCCGCCAAAGCGTTCCTCTCTGCGCCTGGTCGCTACGGCTACATCAAAGCCCAGGATTATCGCAACGTCACCACCGCAAAAAACGCGGCGTGGCTTAAAACGAAACTGCGCGAGGTGGCAGCGCAGGGACAGCGGATTTCGGTCGATATCGAGGAAGGTCTGGACGATCAAGGAAATTCGATTCTCCTCATGATCGGGTTTTCCTGGGACCTTGGGTTCAAGACGAAAAGCGTACCCAATGAGCCCGACACGATTGGTACCTTGCCCAAAGCGCACGCCCGCTGTCTCGTCCTCGATCATCCAGAAAACAACGCGAGCGCCGAGGACCGCGAAGCCTGCTGGCAAACGGCTCGGGACATCCTCGCGGATCCGAAAATCAGGAAGGTGCTGCACTTTGGATCCTCAGACGTGCGCGGCTTGCGTCGATACGGGCTGCGCGTCAAAGGGTACGATTTCGACACCTTCTATGCCGCGTATTTTCGCTGGCCGCATAAAGCCAAGTACGGGCTGGGCGAAATGTCGGTGTTTGCCTTCCCGGAGTTTGCTGGGTACAAGTCCATCATCGACCAGCATTTCAAGCCAGGTGAGGATCGGAACTACGCCAGCATCCCGCTTTCTACACTGTCCCTCTACAACTGCGCAGACGCCGACCTCACCAAGAGACTAGAGCACAAGACCAACCCGAAGGGACAGAAAACCCGCGCGCTGTTGAAGGTCTACATCTCTGCCGCGTTCGTCGTGGATGCGATGGAGAAAAAAGGACCTGTCCTCGACACCGTGTACATGGATCAGTTGGGCGACGTGATTCCGCGTCAGGTGGAACGGCTGGGTGAAAAACTCCGCGTCATGGCTGGCGATCCGGATTTCAACCCCAACACGCCAGCCGACGTTGCCAAAGTCATTTACGACAAATTAAAGCTACCTGTCCTCGATAAAGACCGTCCGCGCACCACGGCAGAGGATATCATGTCGCTGTTGGCGCAGCGGCACGAATTTCCGCGTTTAGTTTTGGAGTACCGCAAGTACTTCAAGATGGATTCGACGTATCTAAAAGGGTACAAAAAATCCGCGGATCTGAACGGCGGCGAACTGCGCACGCGCTGGCATCTGGCAGGCACCGCAACCGGGAGAATGCGCAGCGGTGGCAAGGAGGATGGTGCGGACGGCATCGTCAATTTCCAGAACCTGCATGGGTCGCCGCTGCTCCAGAACCTGCTGATCTCTGATAAAAACTGGCGCCTGGTCCTCGACAAAAAACAGGATTGGGACAGGTTGCGTCGTTTGCGCGCGATCTTCGCGCTGGACTACTCGCAGATCGAAATCCGCGTCCTCGCCGAAGCCTCTCGCGATCCGCTCTTGATTTCGATGTTCCAAAGAGCCGCAGAGGCAGAGAACCCTGACGATCCTTGGGCGGACGTGCATTGCCTCGTTGGTCATTCGCTGACAGGCTGGGATCCGGCGAAAATCAAGGAGGACAAGGTCACCCGCACGATGATTAAGCAGTTGCACTTCGGCATCGTGTATGGGATGTCCGAAGAATCCGCTTATCAGGATGCGCTGTCCAAGGGCGTCAAAATCAAGCGCCAGGCGTTTGGGGAACTCTATCGAGCGTACTTCAAAAAGTACAAGGGCGTGGCGGCATACATCGCAGCCCAGCGCGACCACGTGGAACGGTACGGCTGGACGGACACATTGTTCGGGTTCCGGCGTGAGATTGGGTCCTGGGATGAGTCGCGTCATACGTTCTGGGGTAATCAAGCGGTCAATTCGCCGATTCAAGGATCCGCGCATCAATTGGTGCTGATGGCGATGGTAAACCTGCATGAAAAGCCCAAGACCTATAGCCTGCTTCAGGACGTGGTGATGGAGGTGCATGACGCCCTGTATTTCTTTGGGGAGACGGAAGACCTTCCCGAAATGTACGCGCAGGGAAAGCATTTGCTGGAGCATTCGGTCCCAGAATACGTGACCAAGAACTTTGGGTTCACGCTGTCCGTACCGCTCGCGTGCGAGGCGGAGGCGATGTATCGGATGGGAGCTAAGGTAGGCTATCGCGGTGAGGAGGGCCCGGTTTTCATCGACAATTGGCGGCGTAAGAACGAAGAAACCAACGCCAAAATGGAGAAGGAGTTCGGGCTGGTGGCAGCGGCATGACGCATCAATACTTCGTCTTTCGAAAGTCTACGAAGGAAAACCTCTACGTGCGTCCTGAAAAGACGGACGAGTTTTTCGTGTACATCGAAAAGATTACAGGTTTGGATCGCGCAATGGCTGAGGTTATCCTGCACGGCGGACAGCCTATCGAGCATCCGCAGTACCGATTTACCGCAAAACCGATCCGCCAACCGAGAAAACGAACCTGACCTGTACAATACGGTGAAGGCAAAATGAAGGAAATCGAAAGTCTATTGCAGCAGGCGGTGGACGTAGCGGCGATCCTCGACAGGATTCCGTTTGACGACAAAAACGCGGTGGCGGCTGCACTCGCGCAACCAACGCTATTTCTCGAGGCAGCAAGACTGCGCGTTCAATCAGGACGCCAGCGCGCCGCTGCTGACATGGAGGTGAAAACACTTCGCGCCAAGTTGTCTTTAGCGATTCGAGCGAAGGCCGCGCAGGTTGGGGACAAGATTACGGAAGGCGCGATCAAGGAAAAGCTCGACACGCTGCCTGAGGTGCGAAAAGCCGAAAAGAATCTGTCCGATTTAGAAGCCCAGGAAGAGTTTTGCAAGCTACTCCTGGAAGGGCTCCGTCAAAGGAAAGACATGATTTGGACGGTGCAGAATACCAACAACGCTGAGATGCGTATGTTGGATCATATCGACAGCGCTACCGCGCTGGACGATTTGCGCAAAAAACTGCACGCCAAATATCCAGGGAGACCGTGAACGATGGACTGGTATCTGCGAGTGGTTTGGGGCTGCGTTCTGGGCTTGCTTGTCGTTTGGATCGTGGCCAGGATTTGCGTCCGGACGTATTTCGCTGAAAAACGCCGGAGCTTGATGGAATATCTAACGCAAAAGGAGCACAGGTAAAGATGGCTGGTGACTGGAAAGATCGCGCCCGGGCGCGAATGAAGGAGAAGGAGCAAGGGCAGTACTTCAAGGCGGTAGCCAACAACACCGTCCGCATCCTTCCGAACAAAAAGGGAACGGAAAACGCCCCCTACATCGAGTTTCTGTCGCATCGCAACGTCGGGAAACAGGAGCGTTTCGTGCGGTGCGGCAAGGACTTCGATACGCGCGCGGGCAAGTGCTGGCTGTGCGACGTGATGATCCCTAAACTCGCTGCGTCGGAGAAGCGTTCGAAGCAGGCGATGGCAGAGGCAATGCGGATCGAGGAGGACTGTATTATTCAAATCGGCGTCCTCGACCAGGACAGCGGCATGTGGACGGGACCGATTCCCTGGCTGCTGACGATGGGCGGTCCCAAAAGCATGTGGGCGCAGGTGATGGGGCTTCTCACCAGCCCTCGGCGTTCGTACGACAGCCCGAAAAAGGGCTACAACATCAACTTTACGCGCACCGGCACCGGGATGAACACCAAGTACGGTACGCTGGAGCCCGACGACGAACCCTCCGCCGCGGATCCGACGCTGCTCAAAAAGCTGAAGCCCCTCGAGGACCTGGTCCCGAAGTACACGGAGGCGGAGCAGAAGGAAGCGTTCTACAACACGGGCGACGACAAAAACAAAAAGACCCGCGACGAGGAGGACGAGGAGCCCGAGGAGGACGAGACCGAGACCGAGGAAACGGAGGAGGAGGAAGCCGAAGCCGAGGAAGAGGGCGAAGAGGAGGAAGCCGAAGAGGAGGACTCCGACGTGTCCGAGGACGCTGAGGAGGTCGAGGAGGAGGAAGAGGCTGAGGAGGAAGAGGCTGAGGAGGAAGAGGCTGAGGAGGAAGAATCCGAAGCCGAAGAGGAGGAAGAGGAAGTGGCTGACGAGGACGTGGAAGAAATGCCCGACGAAGAGGAATTGGAAGAGGCCCTCGACGCAGAGGAGGCCGAGGAAGAGGAGGAACTGGCCGAGGAGGAAGAGGAAGAGGCTCCTCCGCCGCCCAAAAAGACAGTTCCGGCCAAGAAACCCGTTCCGCCGGCGAAAAAGGCCGCGCCCCTGCCTGCTAAAAAGGCTGCTGCTCCCGCTGCTCCGGCCAAGAAGGCGGCTCCGCCACCCGCTCCGGCTAAGAAACCCGTTCCGCCGGTGAAAAAGGGAGCAGCGCCGGTTAAAAAGGCCGCTCCTCCGGCCAAGAAAAAGTAAACGAGCTTCCCTAGGGGGAGGGAGGGGACTTGTTGGGTTCGCTTTTTGACAGGGGCGAATTTGGCAGTCCCCTTTTCCTGTATAACGCATCCATATGCCAGCAAAGCAAAACGTGAAGGTCATGCCCAAAAAGCTGACCGGCATTCCCAGCGTCGATGTAGACGCGGTGCGCCAGCGCCTGCACTACATGGCGCTCGAACCGCCGCCGCGCTGTTACCTGGACACGGGCGACGAAAAACTGAACGGAGTTTGGGGGCATCCAAAATTAGGTATCGCTTACGGCAAGCTGCTGGAGGTGGCTGGTAATCCATCGAACGGAAAAACCGCCACGGCGATGGACTTGATTGCCATGGCGCAAAACGACGGCGCTTACACAGGCTGGACGGACGCAGAGAACTCCTACGACGACGCCTGGGCAGCGAAGCGCGGAGTGGACAACGCCAAATTGCATCTCATCCAGCCGTTTGTTGGGATATTCCCCAAAAAGGTCGAGGTCGATAAGAACACGGGCAAGCAAAAGTTCATCATGGAGGACCAGCCGCGCCTGAGCACGGCCGAGGAACTCTGCGCCGCCCAGGAACAAATGATGGCGGAGCTTTACCACGCCGATCCGAAGGGCAAGCAGTTCTGGTGCGTCGATAGCGTCACCGCCCTGCTGACGGACGACGAGGCGGCTGGCGGAGTGACGGAACAGAACATGCGCACCAAGTTGTCGCTCGCCAGTTTTCTGTCGCGATTGCTGCGGCGCTGGATCGGGATTGCGCAGGCGTACAACGCCACCATTCTTTTTATCAACCAGCTACGAATTGACCCAAATACCTACTTTGGCAATCCTGAAACAACGACGGGCGGCAAGGCGCTGAAGTTCTACTGCCACGTGCGAAATCGAATGCAGACGACGGAGGGCGGACGCATCGTTCAGAGCACGGGTGGCGGTCTGATCGGGCTGAAGGGCGAGATTCGCAATTACAAAAACAAAGCGGGCGGGCTCCAAGGAGAGAAGTGCCCATACAAGATTTATTTCAACGGTCCTTCTCGCTACGGTAACCAGATCCTGAGGAAGGCGAAGAAAAAGGCGGCAAAGAAACCATGAAGATCAAGTTCCAAGCCATCAGCGACGACGGCCACGAGTTCGTCAACGAAAAAGAGCTACCAGAAATCCAGTTGCGGCACGCGCGGTTTCCTTGGGTCCCAATGAAGGTAATGCTGGATAATATGTTTCAGGAGTTCAGCGAAACCATGATTGGGTTCTCCGAGACCTACCGACCTCCGGAGGGAAAATAATGCCCATCGAAGCGTATCCCTGCGAGCCTGGAACTCATGAGCCGGCCATCCTGCATCGCACAGGCGGACAAGACGCGCGTTTCTTTAACCGCTGCGGAAAATGCGGCTATGAAATCTACCGCACGACCAAAAATCCAGTTTGGCGAGTGTCGGTGGGCGCCGATGGTCCGATTCCTCGCGATAGCAATTTCCCAGCGGACAGCGTGCAATGCGACGCCTGCGGTGGTTGGGGTGGCGGACGAGGTTCAGAATGCCCGACCTGCAAAGGCAAAGGCTGGCTGTCGCCCAAAAGCCATCCGAACGGGCGCAAGTGCGAGAACCCGCGCTGCCGCAAACCGCTCCCGCCCACGCAAGTAGCTGTGTACTGCTCGAATGAATGCGCAGCGGAGGACGCATGATTACCACCTACCTGCGTTGCACGCGGTGCTGGCAGTTGTCGGATCGACGCGAGGAACTGCGGCGCATTGCGCGGAATAAATTTGACCTCACGATCTGCGGTGTCTGCATTCGCAAATCGTTCGAGGAAGCGAGTCTGGAGCTAATAAAACAATGGGAGAGGGAGCGGTTTCCGCTCTTGGCAGACCAGATATGACGATACGACAACTGAAGATGTTGGATGAGATCGTGCGCAGGCGCGGTCTTTCGATAGCGCAGGCAGAGGAACTGAACCAGAACATTTTCGGTTCCATCTGCTACCGAAAGTGGGTGCAATGGAACGTGTCCAGCGAGCGCTTCGAGATCAGTTCAGACGGGCGCGAGGCGCGCCAGCAGGTCAATGAATGGGAGTTGCATCGCCAGTTCAACAATCATCAGTTGTCTGTCCGCGTGAAGTGCGCCTTACCGCATCGCGGTTTGCGTAGGATAGCATAATGGGTGACATTCTCCAGCTGTCCCTGCGCCCCAAGCGTTTTTCGGAAACGGTCGGGCAGAAAGAAATCATCGAATCCATCCGGGCGCAGGTGGCTTCGAAGCGCGTACCGAGAACCTGGATGTTCATTGGCGCGTCGGGTGGCGGGAAAACGACGCTGGCGCGCATCATGGCGATGAGCTTGCAATGCGCGCACCAGGAGCAGTTTGGCGAGCCCTGCGACCAGTGCCTCGCGAAGGCGACGAATTTTTCCGTAGTTGAGATCAACGCCTCCGACGTGAACGGGATTGACGAGATCAGGCAGGTGGCGTCCACGGCGATGTATCAGCCGGCTCCGCCCAGCCGCTATCGCGTGTACATTCTGGACGAAGCGCACAATCTGTCCTCCGCCAGCCAGAATCTTTTGCTGAAACCCTTTGAGGACTGCCCGAAGACCACGGCTTGGTTCATCTGCACCACGAACCCGTCGAAAATCCTTCCGACCCTCAAGCGCCGCTGCGCGATATACAACGTCAAGCCGCTGGGTCCCATCGGCGTGGAAAAGCTCATCAAGCGCGCCGCCAAGTCCGTCGGGTTCCAGAAGGATCTGGATCCGTTTATCGAGCACATCCACACGTTTGGGATTACGTCGCCTGGGGTCATTTTGCAATCGCTGGAAAAATACATCGCGGGTGCTGGTGCCAAGGAAGCGGTATCGACAGGAGACGCGGTGGCGGCAGTGGCGCTGCGCATTTGCCAGTCGCTTACGCGAGGCGATTGGGCTGCGGTGAAATCGGAATTGAAGCGCGCCTCTCCCGACCAGACCTTCGACATTCGACGCGCGGTGGTTGGGTACCTGCGCGCGATCCTCCTCAACGACAGCGGGAAAATCGCCGCACAGTCTGCTGCGGCTATCGAGGAACTGACGGCCATGGGTCCGGTGGAGGAGGGGCTGTTCGCGGCCTGGCTTTTTTCGATGCTGTATAAAAACTGCAAGAGGTTCACCGCATGACAGGGCACGAGTTTTACATCCGCAGAGAAAGGCATACACACTCAGGGAAAATTGTGTACCTTTACGCCCATTGTTCTTGCGGTTGGGAATCGCGCGTCGATGATTACCCCCATGAAACAACGATAGCGATAGAGGCGAGGTTGCGGTTTTTGCAGCATGAAATAGATGTACTGGTTGAGGGCGCCACCTCCAAGGATTAAAGTGCAATGAACGACGAGGACCGCAGGGAACTGCTGAAGGCGCTAGATCGCATTTGCACCGCTGATTCCTTCACGGACATCCTTCCAGACGACATTGCTCGTTTTGGCAAGGAACCCGTGTACGTGCGGGTCTACAATCTTCGCAAAGCCGCGCAGACGTACGGCGAGGTTCTGGACGGCATTCGCGAGGCTTTGAAATTGGGCGATACGCATTACCTGGTGATGGTGGATCAGGTGGAAGGTGTGGTCAACGAATTAGAGCGCCTCCAGGGACCTCCGCAAAGCAAAAAGCACGGACCGTATTGCCGATTCTTCAAAAAGGTTCCCGATCCCACAGACGAGTCTAAGCCTTGGTTGAAGGTATACTGCGCCAAGTACCGCGGACACGAAAAGGACGGCGATCCTGAACACAACTATGTGAGGTCGAATTGAACATGGCTTGGTACGACTTCGATCCAGAAACAGAAACGGTTGATGAATGCCGACAGCGACGGCTCATGCAGTGTCCTATGTTGAGCGTTGTGGAACTAGAGCAATTAACGCAGTTGCGCAACGCAACCTGGGACGGGAACCTGATTAGCAAAACAGCGCGGTCGGCGCTTTACAAAAAGGGCCTGATTACGCGATTTAACGGTTGGCAGGTGGTGACAAAGGAGGGCCTGGCGGTGCTCGATACGCTGGGTTACTTGAAGGCATGAGCGAAGAAAAAGCGCCCAGAGTACGAATCGCCGGAATGAAGCTCGGTACTCGTTACCATGGCAACGACCCAACAGGCGAGGTGACGGTTACCAATCTGTTCACGGGCGAAGTGGACCGATTCCGACACGCCATAGACGCCCAATGTTCATGGGTTGGCGTGGACGAGGAAGGGCGGTTGGAGACGCGCGAAAAGCACAAGCCGCTGCCCGAGCCGACCGTGGATTCAGCGCTTGCGCCGCATTGGAATCCAGGAGCCCAGCGTCCGCTCTTTGGTGAGAAGCCGCAGGACTTCAGCGGTCCCAAGAACTTCGACTTCGACACAATCGAGGTCTGGAACTATCCGTCGATCTTGATCCAGCACCTCTGCGGCTACAACTACAGCCCAGAGAACTACAAGCACGAAGCCGACAAATTGGAGTCCTACGGATTTCATTGCCTGCGTTCGCGGCGCGGAGCTTCTGGTCAGTTCTGGGAGGTTTGGTTTCTACCGTCGCTGGTATTTGCGGAAGGGAAGCTCGGCGAGGTGCTGAAAGACCGCCTCGTATGCGGTGGTTGCGGCAGTGTCAACATTCGTCCAGAATCCTTCAGCGGCAAGGACACGTTGGAGGAAGGGGATTACGTGCATTGCCTCGACTGTATGGGCGTGAACCCGCGAGCGAAAATGCAGCCGGCTCCCAAAACGGAGAAGGACAAGCTGCGGCGAGCGCTCGATTTCCTCCTCCGCAATTGTTCCTTTGGCGCCCTCGACGTTTGCTGTCAGCGGGCGGCGATGGTGGCGGACTGATGGACGACTCAACCTGGTTCGAGGAATGCGTTCCCTTCACTGAAGCGGACTATTACAGGTTGCGCGATTATATGGAAAACAAAAAACTTCAAGACTTCGTGGACCGGCACGACGAATGGGCGCGCGGTATATTCCCTGACGAAACGCTGGACAGCAAACTGAGCCACCTAAAAAAGGAAGTGGACGAGGTGCGCGAGCATCCAGACGATCTGGAGGAGTGGGCGGATTGTGGAATGCTGTTGCTGCATTCGCTGAAACGCGCAGGCTTTACGGTGCAGCAATGGCTGGAGGCGATGGAGCGAAAATTCGCCGAGGTCCAGACGCGCAAAAATTGGGTGAGGACTGCCGATGGTGATTACCAGTCAATCAAGGAGCCCACCGAGTCTGTAGCAGTCCAAAAAGCTATGGACACATTTCAGCTGGCGCGCAAATTCCTCAGCCTTCCGTATCACATGCAGGTCGGGATCGTTCAAAGTCTGGGGATTGACTTTGGAGAACTTCCGGCTCGCGGTACGTTTCTGGAGTACTTTAGGAGGGCGCGAGAGTTTGGCAAGATCGCAGAGTTGCGGGAGGCGGTGTATATCGCTATGCAGCGGTTGGAGGAGAAGGGGCAATGACGGTAAAGATTTACCACCAAAAGATTTTGAGAGGCACCAAAACCAACGTGGATGCGCGGGATGTCGCATTTGCCGCTGCTGAGTTGATGGAGGCGGAGCATCTTGAGGATTGCGCTGTGCGCTATGAGGATGGAAACGGTTCGGGTGGCTGGATGCTGATAGGCGAGGGCGAGGACGCTATTGTTCATATGCCGATAGAGGAGAAGGGGCAATGACAGATCCATGCGACTGCTGCAAAAAGCTCTGGGCGTTGGGTGACCTTCGCTATTACGAACGCTGGAACGTAGTACTGTGCAACCATTGCGCCGATGAGTGGAAGCGCGGGGACCGCAATTGGGATTGGACATGCGCCGATCTCATGGAGGCAAAATGACGGTAGACGAGCATTGGGACCGGATCGAGGCGGCGCTGTTGCCCCACAACCCGAAGTGCGTGAAATGTGGCGGGAAAGGCACGGTTCCGTATCGGATGTGGACCACTTACGAGACGGACACGCCAGAGGAGCACGCTGCCGCATGGGGAGGCAAGCCATGCCCGGATTGCGTAGTCTATCGCGATCAGGTCCGTGCCTCTCTCGATGAAGTGCGGCGGGAGATGGAGCGGCTGCGGGACGATGCCAAGTTGTATCACGAGATCGTAAAGCGCCTGCACGGCGCGTACGTTGCGGCCGGGTTCCTCGATTGGACGGAGTGGCAGGCTGCGATTGATCTGTTCCTGAAGGCCGCGCAGGCGCAGGCGCAGTTCGCGCGGCTGGCGTCCCAACAACACGACAAGATTCTCGACCTGGAGCGCCAGTCCGACGACCTCCGCGCCGAGATTGCGCGGCTGCGGAAGGCGCTGGACTATATCAACCTGTACAGCGCGAATGAAAGTGATCGCAAAATCGCCCGCGCCGCCCTCTCCGGCTCCGCACAGCCAGAGCCGAGCGAAATACAAGGGTTTCGTCCGACAAGTAAACAATGAAGCTCCTCGTCTCTTCGGACTGGCAAGCGACTCCGGTCAATTTGCCCAAATGCTGGATGGCGGTGGACGACCTGATCCGATACGCGCATGAGCACAAGGTTTCTACCATCGTGCATTGCGGCGACGTAAAAAATGCCCTCAACCCGGTAGACCAAAGAGTCACGAATTTCATGGTGGACGTTACCAAGCGTTTCCAGGAAGAGGAGCTAGGTTTTATTGTCTTGATGGGGAATCACGACCGCATCGGGATGTCCTTTGAAACGGGATCCTGCGCGCCAGTCCTTGCTTCGGCTGGGGCGCACGTCGTCACCACACCCACCGAACTGCACCTGCTCGGGTCGCCGTATCGCTTTTTCATGCTCCCGTATCAAGACAGCCTGCAAGCCGCTCGCGAGCAATTAAAGGACTGGGCGCAGAGATCGGCGGAGCGCAAGGACTCGGTATTGTTCTTCCATCAGGAACTGTCCACAGCGAAAATGAGCCGCCACATGATCTCGCGCGACACCTCGGCGCTCAAAGTAGACGAACTCTTTCCAGACAAGTACCGTTTCTGCATTGGCGGTCACCTCCACTTCCCGCAAAAGCTCGAGGAAAATGTTTACTACGTCGGCAGTCCTTTCTGCACCGATTTTGGCGAAGCGAACCAGCGCAAAAGGTACCTGCTTGTAGACCTCGACGATCAATTGGCGGGTTGCAAGATAAAATCCCTCCCGAGTTCGGTGCCGGGCCTCTATGACGAAACCTACCCGGCGTTCGATCAATTCGGTCCCGATGATTTTAAAGGTGCGACGATTCGAGTTCATGTACCCTACGAATCGTCCTCGCACCTGCTTTCGGTGAAGGAAAAAGCCCGCGCCGACGCGCAACTGCGCTACCCAGATTCGCTGATCGTCGTATTCCCAGAGCGGATCGCTACGGACGGTCAGATTAAACCAGTCACCGAAGCCGCGTCCGATATTGACCTGATCTTCGATTTCGTCAAGGAACACAAGCCCGATCTGGTCGAAGAAACCGCCGATCAGGTTGCGGCGTATTTAATCGCCCAGCTGGAGCAAGCCGGCGTCCTTCGACGTTCCACTGAAGGGCTGCGGTTGAACTCAGCCCGCGGTAAAAATTTCCTTTCGTATCGCGATATCGCCATCACGTATGAGCCAGGGATCACGGTGGTGACAGGCACGAACCTCGACTGGCCGGATCGACAGAACGGCGTGGGCAAGACGAACGCCTTGCAGCTCCCGGCGGTCGTCCTGTTTGGCAAAACGCTCAAGGGTCAGCAGTTCGACGGCTGGCGCTATAACAAAGCGCCGAAAAACGAATCGTCCTGGGGCGAGCTAGACTTCGATCTTCCCGACAACCGCCACGTCGTTTTGCGTCGGCAGCGGAATCCGCATAAGCTGAACCTGATCGTGGACGGCAAGGACATGTCCTCCGGGCTGGGAAATAAGGACAGCCAGAAAACGCTCGAGGCGCTCACCGGGATTACGTGGGACGTGATGACCAACGCCCTGTACATCGACCAGCAGCATATTTCCACGCTGTTGACAGGTACAGATAAAGACCGGAAGTCGATCTTCAGCCAGTTTCAGAATCTGGAGCGCTTTGCGGTTGCGCTGGAGCGGGTGAAGGCGGATCGAAGAAAAACAGAGGACGCGCTGGATCGTCTGAGCGTGGATGCGGAGATGGTAGCGCAAAAGATCCAGACCGTAAAACAGTTCCTCGGGTCGCTGAAAACCTACGATATCGCCGACCTCGAAGAAAAGCTAGACCTCGCTCGCAAAGCCAAGGACAAGGCGAAAAAAGAACTCGACGCGGAGAAGGAGCGGATCGACAACGAGCGCCAGGCTATTCGTAACGAGCTATCCAAAAAAGACTCGTACCTTTCGGACCTCATTACGGAGGCGGCGCTTGCGGAAGGCAAGCAGTCGCCGCTGAACGCGAATATCCTGCGCGCCAAGTCGATGGACGGCATTTGCCCGACGTGCAAGCAAAAAGTGGACAAGGACATTTTGCACAAATGCGCGGAGGAGTGGCAGGCGGAATGGGATCGTCTGGAAGCGCTGGCGTCGAAGCATAAATCGGAGGCAAAGCGGGTAAAAGAGGAGATGGCGGTGCTTCGGGTCAAGGAACAGAAGTTGGGCGCCACGCTAGAGCCCTTAGAGCAAGCGTTTAGCTCGGCGCTGCTGCGTTTCCGCATGGCAGACCAGGCTCTCACCGCCGGAAAGGAGCAGGAAGCGGAGCACGCCGAATACGCGGAAACGCTGCGGAAGGCCCGGCAAGGGAAAAAATCCATCGAGTTTGCGATGCGCGGGCTTCATTCGGAGATCGAGTTTTACAACTTCTGCATCCATGTCTTTTCTCGCGACGGATTGCCAGCGTACCTCGCCGCCCAGCTAGTCCCGCGCCTCAACGCAGCGGCAGAGTTCTACTCGGAACTGTTTTCCGAAGGTGAGATCGCGGTGGAGTTTCTGATCGACGGAGAGGATATCGACGTTTGCATTATCAACGTCCATGGCGGGGCTACGGTGGAGGATCAATCGCAGGGCGAAAGCAGGATGGCGAGCCTCATCGTTTCCTTCGCCTTGCGCGAGGTCATGGTGCCGATGAACGTTCTCTTTTTGGATGAGCCAGGCGAGGGCCTCGACAGTCACAATGCCACGGTGTTCGCCAATGCGCTAACGCAAATCGCAGACAAGTTCGGAAGTATTTGGGTGACGACCCACAATCCGCATATTCTGTCTGCGCTGTCGGGCGAGCGTAATTTGGAGGTCGTCAAGGAAAACGGAGTCTCAAGGTTGGAGGTTTAAAAATGGCAGGATGGTTTCAGGCCCCTGTAATGGAGGATGTTGTGCCTGGGCGCAGCACCGGGATGTTTGACCGCAACGGAGAGGAGCTTTTCGATGGCGATGCGGTAACGACGTTTCATAGCGCAGTCAAAGTCGGGGTGGCTGGCATGATTCGACGCGCCATGGTGCGAGGCTCTGGTCCTTATTGGGTGGTGTATCAGAAGACCGCCGAGGGGTGCGCGTGGACGCTAGTCAACAGTCATATCAGTATGCTGGACTTGGAAAAACGACACGACCTTCCTTTCCAGCCTGAACCGTCCGACAATTACGTGGCATGGCTGCGGTGGGATGGCGACGCAGAACACCGACATTTGGTCGTTTGCAATTCCGACGCGCCAGGAGCCTTCAAGGTGTATCGTAAGCCATGAGCAAACGCAGCCGGGACAAGGGCAATGAACACGAAAGGAAGGTCGCCAAACTCATCCTCGCGGCCGTAGGCCCTCCCTTTTGCGCGAAGGACTGCTATCGGACTCCGTTGAGCGGAGGACACCCGCACGCGGATGGCGGAGACCTCTGCATCTCACCTGCACTCCGAAAAATCGTCCCGTTTACGGTAGAGTCGAAGCATGACAAAAGCTGGCGGGTGTACTTTGCCTTTACGGGAAACAAGCTCATGCAAAATTGGATGGATCAGGCGATCCGTCAAGAGAACGATCCGCGCGCGGAAGGGCGGACGTTGCTCCTCGTCATGAGCGGCAACAATACGGGCGACTACTGCGTGGTGTCGCTGTCGCGATTTCGCTCCTACGTCGTCCCAGACATGAAAAAGGTCGCCTTCCCATTCCTCGTTTTCATCCATGCCCGGCGGCGGTTCGTCATGTTCTCTTTTGAGTATTTCCTGAAGGCGGTAAAACGACATGCCCACGATTGAATACTACGAAAAATGGAAGGCGCTGGGCGGCACGGTAGAAACAAATCTACCCATTCCAGCCCTCCCTATGCTCCTATCGCGAGATAAGCTCCTTGAGGAGTACGCTTTTGCTATCCCCTCGCCGAATGCCTTGGAGAGGGTAGCGTCCTTCTCACCCATAGTCGAAATTGGTGCCGGTGGAGGCTATTGGGCGAAACTGCTGACGGAAATGGGCGCTGTGGTCCACGCCTACGATAAAGCGCCTCCAGGTAGCCATAGAAAAAATGATTGGAAGATGCGATTGCATTTTCCCGTCCGCTATGGCGAGCCTAGCGTGCTCTCCGACCCACAGTATGCGAAGGGTTGGACGCTGTTCCTTTGCTGGCCGTACATGGACTCGATGGCTTACGAGTGCTTGCAGCATTTTCGCGGAGACACGGTTATCTACATCGGTGAAGGATCTGGCGGCTGCACAGCAAACGATGCGTTTTTTGAGGTGCTGGAGCGGGACTACGAAGAACTCGACCAAATGTACATCCCGCAGTGGCCCTGCATTCACGATTACCTGTCGGTGTGGGAACGGAAAACCAAATCTGTACAATACGATGAGGTCAAAAATGAGGTATAGGCATATTGCTACGGTGACAGAGGGACCCATCTGCATCGCGCACCAGTTGAAACTGGACTACCCTTCCAAGTGCCGGCAATTGCACGGGCACAACTACATGGCTAAGGTCATCGTCGGCGCCAAAAAGCTGAACCGCTACAGCATGGTGGTGGACTTTACGGTCGTCAAAAACGCCCTGCGAAAATACGACCACACTTTTCTAGGCATCCCGCAGGGCGGCGGTTGGGCTTTGCTCGCCGATGGGATTTCTATGGATCGAAAAACGGAACTGGTCGTCCACCATCCGCATATCGAGCCCTCCACCGCCGAGAACTTTGCCTCGATCCTAGTCGAGGAAATTGAGTGCGCAGTCATCGTCAGCAACCCGACCGCGCACGTTATCAGCGTCAGCCTTTGGGAGACATCCAATAACAAGGTGACGGTGTTTTCGGACTGGGCGAACGAGGAGGACTACCTCGACGCGGTGATCCAAGAGGAGGTTGCAGATGTTGGCTGATTACGGCGTCGGCGACCAGATCCGATTCCCTATTGCGGAAATCTTCCACTCTGTCCAGGGTGAAGGACTGTATGCAGGGACGCCGCATTTCTTTATTCGATTGGCTGGCTGCAATGTTGGCGTGTACGCGGATCCAGAAACCTTACCGCCCGACCTCGCCGAGGCGCGACGACAGAACCCCACACTTCCGATTTGTACCACGGCGCTCGGGCAGCGGTTCCTCTGCGACACCGACTACTTCAGGACCTCAATGAAAACCGTCGGTGGGCTCCTCTCTGCAATGGGCAATAAAAGGCACGTTTGCGTGACGGGCGGAGAGCCATTTCTTCATGACCTCGAGCCGCTGGTGTGGGCGTTGGTGGCGCGGGGGGTCATGCTGCACGTCGAAACGAGCGGGACGCGACCGTTTCCGCGGTGGGCCTTTACGCCCTCCGAGTTGCGGTGGATCACATGCAGCCCCAAACATCCGTTTATTGCCGAAAACGCGCCAGCGGTGAACGAGTGGAAGTTCGTGGTGGATGGCTCGGAGCACATCGAGGATCAGGAGGCGCGCATTGAGGCGCTAGCCGCGCTAAATCCGCGCGCGTTAGTGTACGTCCAGCCCATCAACCGCGTCCATGAACTGAATCGCGCTAACGCCGATTATGTGACGCGGATGGTGGACCGTCACCCGAATTGGCGGATCTGCGTTCAGCTTCACAAAATACTCCAATGCCGCTAAAGGGACCGCAAACACCTGAGCACATTGCGAAGCGGGCAGCTTCCTTGCGTCGTTACTGGGCTTCACAGACACCTGAGGAACGCAAGGCTTACGCGGAAAAACACTGGGCAGCTCACACGCGAGCCATGAACACTCCTGAAACGAGGGCGAGGATGTCCGCGTCCTCTAAGGCGTTCCACCAAAGAGAGAGCCCAGAGAAGAAAGCGGAACGCATTGCCAAGGCGTCAGCCTCCAATAGAAAACCGCATAACTTTTCCAAGGCGACACGTCGAAAGATGGCAAAGCTCATGTCCGCTCGCGCGGCGGAGTTCAAGGCTCAGGGTAAAAAGTGGGGTAAGGGGGGCTGGAATAAAGGAATTCCTCATCCTCCTGACCAGCGAAAGAAAATAAGCGAGCATCACAAAGAGGCTATTGCCAAGGGTGAAATGAACCCTCAGGGGCGAGGTAGCATAGGAATAAAGAGTTCTATAAAAACCGCCTTTGGGAAAATTCGCTGCGACAGCACTTGGGAGCACCGCAGGGTTTCCTTTTTGGTTCAGCAGTCTGACGTTAAAAACCTGATTCGTGAGCCCTACCGTTTAGCATATCGAACAGGTGGGGTAGAGCACACGTATATACCCGACTACCAAATTGAGTATCATTCTGGGCGGATAGTGCTTGAAGAGGTAAAACCTAAGCAGTTTTGCGACAACCCAGCATCCCGCGCCAAATTTAAGGCAGCACGCGCTTTTTGCCGTAAGCGTGGACTGGAATTTCGAGTTTTGATGTACGAGCATGAATTGGTGAGGTGAACAATGGCCGATCAAAAGCAAGACCAGACGCTGGAACAGAAACGCGCCGGATTCAAAGGCGATCAACGCGGGTATCAGTACCGCATGGTCGAAAACAATAGATGGGAAGTTGGTACGGTGGCGGAGGAGGACGGGCGCTGGCACCCGGTCCCGAATCTGGCGACGTTCGAAACGGAGCAGGAAGCTGCCGATAAAGCCCAGGCGCTGTCCGCGCACCTGACGCAGACGGAGGAGTAAATCGGGTGCATGGACACGGTCGGCGGGTGCAGCAAGAAGGCAAGGAACTTCGGGTGGTGTGCGGCTGCGGCTGGCGCAGCCGCCTCTATCCCATTGGCGTGACTTCCGCTGAGGTAGAGAAGGATTTCCGAAGCCACGTTACGCAGGTGTTTTCGGTGGTTTCTTCAGGGAACACATACGATATTCTGCGCGACAAAAATAACCAGGAAGCCATCTTCTGTCGCCGCTGTCTGCGGATTTCATATCATCCTGCCGACATTGATAACAAGTACTGCGGCGGCTGTCACGAATTCCACCGACCAGCCTGCGAACACAAGGTCTACACCAGCGAGCGCCGTAAATTCGATCCCTACTGCAACGAATATCCGCACATTCAGGTATGCACGGGATGCCACATGCAGCGACGGGTACCCAAAATTCGCCTAGTAAGAAATCCTCGCGGTGTCGAAGGCCGTCCGGGCATGGTCGTAGAGGCGGAGCCCTGGCACATGCCAGGAGTTGCAGGGATGGGCTACAGGAAGGTCTTTTACGATATCGACAAGGCGAGGGCTTGGGCGCACAATCCAACGTGGCCGAGTGACAGTGACGAGGAGGAATTATGGGCATTGAAACTGACTCATTAAAACGGCTCGGCTGGCCAATCTGCGCGGTTTGTCAAAAGCGGGTGGAGGTCATCCACACGATTGAGGATCTGTTATTGGATTGCCACCTCGTGATTGCGGAGTGTCACGGCTCGCGAGAGGAAGTAAGGCTGGATAAAATGGACGTGGCGAACGGTAAGGTTCGGCTCGATGGATTCGCGTTTCGAAAGGAGGTGATGGCGGATGATAAGGCAATTGGAGGAGGACCTTACAAGGCTCTGGGCTCTTGAGGCGTCTCTGTGACCCGAAAATTCCCTCCAAGTTTTGGAGGAGATAAAGCGATTGGAAAAGGTTCTAGCTTTGGACAACTTCGGTAAAGTCGAGCGGTTCGTCTATCTGTTGCTGGGCGACTACGTGGACTACTCTGCCGAACTGGCGGCGTCGCAAATGCTTTTCGAGCTTTCGCATTGGTTTACGCTGAAGCCCAAGGGCGAGTTCTCGCTGAAGGATATGCAGGACTACATCGCCTACCACCTGAGGGACGCGGGCGACCGCGCCGTTCGAGCCTACGAAATAGCTGGAAAATTGGACGAGAATTTCGTATTATGAAGTCCTTCTACCAATTGAACGAGGAGCAGCAAAAGTTGGCGGTCGCCAAGGCTGCCCAGTTGCTTTTTGAATCCGCATTGCGGAACCGCAGCATTAACGGTCATGTCGTCGCTGCCACAGAAATAGATGAACTGCGCAGGCAGGCGGAGGCGGCGGCGTTGGAGGCAGCGAAAAAAGCCTGGTACCCAGCCGACGGCGATATCGCCATCAAAGGGATTGCGTAATGGTATGAGCCCCAAGGAGAAAAAGCGGATCGAGTCCATGCGCGTTAGCGCAACCTGGGAGAAGATTCCAGGATACCTCTGTCGTACCTGCGCGTCGGTGGCGCGCAAGCATCCCGAAGCGGATAATATTTGGGGCTGCGCCACTTGCGGGTACACGACCTATTCCGTGTACGCCTACTTTTACGAGGTGCCGAAAAACTGATGGAAAGCGCAGAATACTACCGTAAAGAGGCGGAGCGCGCCTGTACGCGGAGAACGTGAAGTTGTCGCGCGAAAACGCGCGGCTGCGGGCGGCCCTGGAAAGAATAGCGCGTAAACCGGATCAGTTGGGATGGTCTGCTAATGTATGCCGTGAAATGGCCCGCGAGGGTCTCTCCGACTTCGCACAGCCCGAGCTGCGCACGCTAGAGCAACAGATCAACCAGTGGACGAAGGAGCCAGGATACATTCGCTCCGTAAGGTTTCAAACGGCGCACAATATGATGATCGACTGTACGGTGACCTCTGGTGACGCCCAGCCCGAGTACTACAATCAAACCTATCAGAGTTGCAGTGTTCCTGATGCAGACTGTAGAACGGCATTTGAGAAGGCGGTTGCCTGGATGCGCGCGAAAGAGGAGGAAAGCAAATGAACGATGCGGCGCGGAACAAAAATG